CAGGATATGCCTGATCATAGAGATCTCCTGGCCATAGCTCGGGTCGGTACTCGTGAGCGTTCCCAGCTGGATCTTTGCTTTAACCGAAAGAGCCATGATCAGCTTCGCCTGAAATTGGGGTTCAATAGATTCATCATAATCACTTAAAAGAGTCATTCGTTTCCATGGCCTCGCAAAAGCAAGAACTTTTTTCAATTTCCCCACGAGCCCCGTAAACAAAGCCCGCACCACTTTTTTAAAACGTCCTCGCTTTTTCATCGGGCACTTTTACGACGCTATTAAACGCCGTTCATCTGGTGATTGACGAACACCTTCAAGGTGTCGTTTGCGGTCTTGTCGAATGCAGTACCGAATTCGGCGTGCATGATCAGAGCTTCGCTCGCGCCTGGAGACGGATTCGTGAGGATCACGTCCGCGATTCCGGTCGCGTTGAAATCGACTTTCGTGTAACTGACCAGATAAGTCACGATGTCGACGCCGGCTCCGGTGTTATCCGCGTCCGCGTCGTTCACTTTCGGATAGCCGGAGTCCATAGCCTTCGCGCTTCCACTGACCAGGCCGGCCAGCGCGCTCCGGTCGTTACCCTTCGCCGGCGCTCCGCTCGCTCCGTTATAGAGCTCCATGATCATGTCCGGAACTCCGTTCGCGTCCGTGAAATTCGTCGGGACCGGAGAGATCGGCGTGCCGGTCGTGAGCAGGGCCGCGCGCTCGGCGTAGTAGAGATCGCCGTCGTTCGTCACGATGTTCTTGCTCGTGTAGGTCCGCTTCTGGCCGGTCTTCTCGTTCGTGAGGACCACGACCACCTCGCCCTTGATCCCGACCTCGTCGTCCAGCGCGCCCTTCTTCGTCTTCGAGGCGACCAGGTCGAGCAGCTGCTGGCGGAGAGCGGGATTCTTCAAATCGTTGATTCGCTTTAAAAGATCTTCTCTTTTCATTTGACTTTTTCCTTTTTCTTTTTCTTGTCGTCGTCTTCGTCGCCGTCGGCTGCCGGACCTTCCGGCGTCTCCTCCTCGTCGACTTCGTCAGCGTCGCCTTCCTCCTCCTGGGGAGGGACTTCTTTCTCCTCCTGGCCAGGAGGGACCGGAGGCCCGTCAGGGTTGTCTCCTTCGTCGTCCAGGCTGGAGTCGGTCGCGAGGTCCTGCATCATTTCCTCGGTGAGGATCGGCAAGCCCAGGAGATCGCGGATCGCGTTGATCACCGGATCGTCGGGAGCCAGGATCGCTCCGGCCTGAGCCATGTCGACCAGGGCCTGGGTGAGCTCGGTGACGTCCTTATGCTGGATCTTCTCGACCTTCAGCGTCGGCTTCAGCTCGTCCGGCCAGCCGTTCAGCTTCATAAGCGGCTCGACCACGTCCTTCTCGAACTGCTCGGTGAGCTCCTTCAGGGTCGAGTCGATGATCAGATAGAAGTTGCCGGACTTGTCCTTCGCCATGGCCAGGGAGCCGGCTCCGGATTCCCCGAGCAGCAGGCTCTCGACGCCCATGACCCGAGCCAGGTCCCGGACCTTCCTCATGATCGCGTTGTTCAGATCGCCCAGGTTCGTCGCGCCGGCCTTCAGGAGCTCCACGCCCCACTTGTAGATCGAGGAGGGCGTGCCCTTCTCGTCCTCGGTCGCGTAGGTCTTCGAGTCCAGGAAGAGCCCGCGCTGAGGGGCCTGCACGTGGTTCTCGATGAAGTCCGAGAGCGGCTGCTCGATCTCCGCCTTCTTCGCCTCGGTCAGCTCGCCGGCGTCGACGAGCTCCTGGAGATCGGAAAAGGGCCCACGTCCGACGGGCATGCCTCGGCAGTCGAGCTCGAAGCCCCAGCCCTCCAGCTGCTCCAGCCGGACCAGGGACCGCGAGGTCTCGGCCATGTGCCGGAAAAGGCCCAGGCCCTCGGGACTGTCTTGCAGTGAATCGTCGACCATGTAGACCGACTTCGCTCTGGGAATGTAGTGCTCCTTCATGGTCTGAGGAGATCGCTGAAGAACGCCGTGGACCTTGCCGTGCTCGTCGAGGTCCCAGCGCTCGATCGTCTTCTGGGCCCGCGGCTCTATGTCGAGATAGCCGATTGACCCGTCCTCGTTCTTCTTCGCCGTCCATTCCTGCCAGGAGAAGCCATAAAAACGAAACATAGCCGCGCGCCTTACGACGCGATACCAGGGCGTTTCCATTTTGAAGATCGCGTCCGCGACCTTGTCCGCGATCTCCTGGCCGGCGTCGCCGGAGTCCTCCGGAGGTTCGACGGTCCATTCCGGCTTCGAGATCAGGTTCAGAAAGTAACGAACGCCGGCCCCGATAATCGAGATATTCACGAGCATCTCGGAGAAGGTCTCGAACTTCTTCTGCCCGACCATGTCGGCATTCGATTCGACGCTCTGAACATATCCCCCATGGACCGCGGTCCCGATCGTGCCGGATCTCTTCGTCGGAGAGCCGGAGGTCCGGAACATGGCCATGAAGTTATCAAGAAATTGTTTGAACATATGACTCACCTTTACAAGACGCGCGGAGTTGCTCCCACGCTCAGCCGTTTCTTTCCTGATAGGTAAGCGAACGCGCGCGAGCCGGCGTCCGCCTGGTCTTTGAATGCACTATTCGGGAAGACGGTGAGCTCTTTGATCAGCTCGTCGTTCCAGGCTCCCCTGAGAATGGAAACGTTTCCAGCTTCCGCCTGGGCGCTCCAGGGTCGAGCCCTATCTTCTTTCGATCCGGACTCAGGAGAGAAGTGCACTCGATAGCCCGAGAGCAGGTTCGCCAGATAGCGCTTCTGACTCTTCCCGGCCTGCCCTGGGTCCTGGGGCAGCGACTGCCAGCAGGCCTTTCCGTCGACTTCAGCGGTTGCGAGTATTTTCCGTTCTGCCTCACCAGGCGACCAGCGTCCGCGCTTTACGTCGGTTATAAAATAACCGTGCTTATAGTGGCGGAGCATTTTCAAGCCCACGGTAAAGGCCCCGTGCCCGTCCTTCGTCGCCGCGAGGTCCCAGCCTCTGCATTCAATACCCTCTTTCGGGACTTCATCGACGATAGGCAGCCAGTCCTTTTTGAACATGCCGCCGCCACGAGGGACCGGGCGCTGCTGAAGTTGACCTGCCACGGCGTAGTCGCCGCCCCAGGAGCGGAGCACCTTCTTCAGCTCCTCGACTTGCTCACGGTCGAATCTCTCCGGCCAGAGCAGCTCTCCGTCCTTCGTTCTCCAGTCTTTAAAACCGAGAGCGGTATTTGACGGAAATGGATGATCGCTTTCGTATTCCATGGGAAGACAAAGGTGATCATATCCAAGATCCTCAGCGAGGATCAGCCCAGAGACGTCGCGCTCGTGCACGCGCTGCATGATCACGACGATCGCGGAATCCTTTTCATTTGTACGCGAGGGAAGCACCTCGGCGAACCAGTTGAGGGTCGACTCGCGCACCAGCTCGGACTCGGCTTCCTTCACGTTGTGCGGGTCGTCGATCACCAGGAAGTCGCCACGGTGACCGGTTCCCTGGCCGTGAATACCAGCGGCCATTTTAAAGCCAGTCCGATCGTTTTCAAAAAGTTTCTTCTCGTTCTGGTCACCAGTGAGGAGGTGACGATCCGACCAGAACTTTCGATAGTCCTCGCTTTGCAGGAGGAGCCTGGTCTTCCTGTTGTCTCGAAGCGTGAGCTGCTCGGCGTAGCTCCACGAGATGAAGCGACGATCGGGCATGCTTTGAGGGCCCCAGATCCACGCCGGCCAGAAGACATTCGTGCCGAGGCTCTTCATGCAGCCCGGCGGAACGTTGATCAGCAGGCGCTTGATCTTTCCCTTCGCCACGGCCTCCAGGTGCTCGGCGATCACCTCGACCACGGTGCCGGAGACGAACTTTCGCCCAGGCTCCAGGACCGGCCAGGTCAGGCGAATGAAGTCGAGAAGACTTTCCTGGGCCTTCGCAGCCTTGAGGCATTCCAGAGCGAGCCGAGGGTTCGCCATTGCCTTCCTGATCGTCTGCTGCTTCTGGACTATGATTTCCATGCTGTCGAACCGACGGCCATGCTCAGCATCAGCCGCCGCCTTTCACGATCCGGACTTCCTCGCGCTCGAAGCGGTTCGGCGTCCAGGTGCTGCACTCCCATCGACCAGGGCAGGATTCCGTCGGCTGCCGTGCCGTCCTGCCGCAACAAATGCAAATGAAGAGCGGCCTGCCGTTCGCATGTCGGCGGAGCCGTCTCCATCTATTCACCTTCTTCATGCTCCACGAGTTTTTCGAGCATGGTCTCCAGGTCGTCTCGGATTCCCTTCGGCAGTCCGGAGAGATCCGCGAGGAGGCCGACCGCGCCGGAGTGCTCCTGCTTCACGGTGAACTTGTCTCGATACTCGGGGTTGTGGCGCTTGATATGCAGCTCCAGGAGTCGGTCGCTGTACTTCGTGATCCAACCGACGACCATGCCGTTCCAGTAGATCGGCTCCTGAACGCCCTCGACGCCGCGACGGTGCACCTCCTTCGCCAGCTTCGCTCGATAGATCCGGAGAGCTTCCTCTTCGGCCTCAGCGAATTCTGGATTCTTCAGACGGTGCTGTCGGATTGTCTCATAGGTGAAGCCCACCTCCTGGCGGGCGAGGGCAGGTTCGCCGTGCTCTTCGATAGCGTCGAGATAGAGCTGCTGACGCTTCGCAGTGAAACGGCTGCTCGTGGTGCCGGCTTTGTTCTTGCCTCGGGTCTGCTTCGGAGCTGCCGCCTTCGCGGCTTCTCGGTTGTGCTTCAAAGCAGCTTTGGCCAGGGTAGCCGGCGAGGGCTTCCTGGTCGTCTTCTTTTTCGTCATGGATCTCGCGCGCGCACAAAAAAACTATATCAATTCATCATTTATCGTACCTCGAAAAAGTCCAGGAATCAAGCCTTTTTTTCCGTGACTTGACTTCTTTTAGTGTACTCCACTTCGTTTTTCGAAGTTAAGTCACCCTATCCCCGGAAAGCCCAGGGAGATAGGAGGAAAAAACTCATGTACTCGACTTCTGAGGTGATTTTATTCCTGGAGTTTTTCGGCACTCTTTATATATACCCCCTACCCCTAATAATTTGGGGTTAAATGTTAGGGTAGTCGAGTTTTCCAGAATTCTCCAGCAAATAAAACGTCGAGAAGTCAAGTCAGTCGAGACGACGGCAGTCAAGCCCCTGGGCGCTTTGGGGTTAGGGTGACTCCACTTCGTTTTTCGAAGTTAAGTACATTAAGTACAAAGTCGAGTCAAACGGCCTTTTTGTACTTCGATCGGTGCAGATCGGCGCGCGAAAGTGACCGCTTTTTTGCAGAAATGGCGAGATAAACGCATGGTTTGTTAGGGTATGATGCAACAAAAAAGGCCCCGTTAAGGGGCCGATCTTGCAACAAATGAGCTCCGTGACTCCACTTCGTGAGTCAGGATTTAGATAATATTTTTTGAAAAAGCGTCGCTGATCGCCTTCTTCGAGACCTTGATCCCTCGCTCCTGGGCCCAGGCCTGGACGTGGTCGATCGAGTCCTTCCGGTCCATGCCGGAGGCCGAGCTCAGGCAGTGGCGCTCGTCGTCCTCCCAGGCCGTGACCTCCTCAGCGGAGAGCAGGCCCTTCGGAAAGAAGTAGTAAACGCCGTATTGATACGGCAGGCCCTTCTCGGTCTCGTCGTCGACCAGCATGCAGTAGCAGCCCTTCAGGAGGGCGTCGAGCATGCGCTCGGCCAGGGGCCTATAGTCTCCGACCGCTCCGGCCGCGTGCCGGTGATAGTCGGGATC